AGCCCTAGAAGGTTTCCGCGAACTGCTGTTGCAGTAAGTGTTCCGCCTGCGTTCTGTGGGTTGATTGTTTGCTGGAAGATTGGGCGATTTGAACCATCGACCAAGCCCATGAGAGCGCCCCATTGTTCTGGAGAAACTACGATGTTTTGAGCGAACCCAAGAGTTCCCTTGTAGATTGAAACTGCTGCATCTGAAACGAAATCAGCAACAAGAGCGCCAGTTGTAAGTGCTGCGCGGTTTCCGCCGTCTGTTCCGCCATTGACCATTGCTGTTGCAACTGCGTTATCTGTAGCCTTTGAGTATGCGTATTCCATTTGGCGTACGAGTTCAGCAAAGAACGCTGGTGAGCTGCGATCAAGTAGCTCGAGGCTAAATGTCTGCTGGCCAATGAACTTCTGGACACTTACAGAAACGAAAGCTGCGTTCTGGTCTGTCTCAGATGGTGTTCCACCTTCAGATGCAACTGCAACTGTTGGAGCAACTGTGATCTTAGGAATCTCGAAAGTCATACCTGCATCAGGTAGTGCGCCGCGAGTAATTGAGTCAATGAATGGGCGGTCTGCGTTTGAGATGCCGTTAATGACTTCTGTAAGTTGACGAGTTGGTACGAGACCAGCGTTGTCTGTGAGGTCTGCCGCAGCTGCGACATACATCTTTGATTCGTCGTTACCTAGTGAGGCGCGGACTGAATGCTCGAGATAAGAAGCCTTATCAACGATTGGGTTACGAACAGTTGTTGAGATATAAGGTGCTGTTGCAGCCTTAACTTCAACCTTTGCAGCCTCTACCGTTTCTGCGGCAGGAGCAACTTCTGGAACGGTAGTGTCTGACACTTGTTCTCCTTCTGTAGTTGATTGTGTTTCTTCCTGAGATGTCTCAGAAATTTCTGTATCTTCTGCCGCTACCTTCGCGACCTCGGCTCCGGGTATAGCGCCGTCTGTAACCAAGCTGACCTCGATGAGGTTAGATGCGCTGATAGCCATTACGCCATCCTCGTTATCCCACTCTGCAACATCTACTCCTACGCTAAAGTCGCTGCGTAATCCGGTTGCTGCCTCTTCAAGGGCATCGTTACCAGCTGTAGTTTTTGCGATCTTAAATTCTGCTGTGATGCCTGTTGCATCTGCCTCGAATGAAACCATTTTTCCAAGAGGGCGGGTTACATCGTGCTGAAGAACTAGCTTGATGTTCTTAGCCATTGTGATGGAATCTTCTTTGAACATAGTGCGGCCTGCTGAGGTGCTGCCTTCAGCGTTCCATGAAACGATGCGGCCTGCAATAATGCGAGACTCTGCATCCGCCGCTGTGATGGCGTATGGCATGGTTATCTTCATGAGTTCTCCTTGTTATCGATTAAATCTTCTTCTTCTTGAATCTGCTCGACACTCATAGCACCGATGCGATTAAGAATCTCGTAGACCTGGGCGCGAGCCAAGGCATCTGATCGTAGGAACTCGTCTAGGCTGAAACGGATAACGCCAGTTGAAGGGCAGAAGTCCGGCATGGATAAACGCTGTTCAATGCTTGCGAGAATTGGCTTCATTGAGAAGTCGATAAGAGAACGGCGCTCCGAAACAGAATTGCTGTATGTCATGCTCGTAGTTTCTGCGCTTACGAAGTAGGCAGGAAGGTTGCAGGCGCGAGCCAATTCCAGAGCGACATATTGACGAGCTTCATTCAGCTGTAACTTTGCTGGATCGATGCCCAACGCCTGCAATTCAACATCTGCATTAAGAAACGCAGTTGACTTTGTAAGGCGAGCAGTTCTCCATGACTCGAGAAGTTTAGAGATTCGCTCTGCTGGAAGGTTAGTGCCGTTTGACTTAAGAACTTGTAGAGGTACTGGCTCTTTAGCGAAAGTTTCTGCTGCTTGTTCGAGTGCATGAGCTGCGCGAATTGTGCGGCCTGCACGATTAAGTAATCCTTCATCGAGGCCATAGAACACTACTAAAGAACCGACTCCTTGAGTTGGAACTACTGACCCGTCTACTTGATAGCCAACGATTTCTGTCTGATTATTATTAAGTTTAGTTGTCACGCGATCTGGTGCTACGCGAGTCCATGCGCGAACTCTGCCGGTGTCTCCGTATTGCTCCATGACTTGTCCATAGCCAACGCCATGAAATAGCAAGTCCTCTGCGAGCCATGCATAAATTGCAGAGCCGGGAACGCGTGGGTCTGGCTGATTGATTACTCCGGGTGTTCCCATGTGCGATCCATCGACCTTTGAGTATTGCTCGAGTGGTAAAGATGCAAGAGTGGAACAGATGATGTTTCTAGCGCGAGCAATAGTTGGAACCGCCATGGCCTGTTGGCGAGAAGCTACTGATTGAGTAAATACAAAAGGATTAAATGAAGCCGTATTATTAAACGGCGCAGGGGTAGAAGCGGCGTCGACTGTAACCTCGAGTGCTGGCTTAGATGATGTAAAAATGTCCCGGATTCCCATTGGACATATTATACGCTACTGTCTAGACATTATCCTACCTGAATGTCTACTTCAGATTCAGCGCGTGTCGCAAAGTGAGTAACCATTGCTGAGGCAACTGCCCCGCAGACTATTCCGCTTTGCTTTCGCCCCATAACCCAACCGCCATCTCCTCGAGTTAATTTAACGGCGCTGAGAACTTGTTTGGTCAATTCCTCTTGATCCGAATGTGCAAGGCGCATCGATGAAACCGCCGAGACGAATTCATCACAGGATTGCTGATACTCCTGGCTATTGATTTCATAGACTGGAATTCCGGCTGGCGATAATCGAGCTGCAACGGCTGAGGCTGTCGACTTGCTATAGGCAACGGCATTAACTGGGAACTTGCGAACCCAGTAAGCAATATCGTTAGCCATTTCTTTATCATCGAGGTTGACTGGGTTAAACCAAGTATGGAGAAGGCTGACCATAAATTTATCGCCATCGATTCTTTGGCCTGCGACTAGCGAGCCATGTTTTCGGTCTGGACTTAAATCGATAGCCATCCAGGTATCGTGCTCTGTGTTCAGCTGAGGCAAATCATCAACCTTGCATTTTTTCCACTCGGCTTCTGAAATGACCGGGTTAATCATCGAGACGAACTGGCACAAAATTTCTGTCCTAAAGATGTCCTCACGATCCGATAAACTGTCCTTGATATTATCCTCATGGACTGTATGGCCTAAACTGGGATTGCTCTGGTACCAAGCCTCTTTATCAGTTATCTCGGCTCCGGGTTCAGCACTCCATTCGAACCAGCCAATAGAATCATCTGCCCCTTCACTAGCTGCAAGGCCGCGTTCTCTAAACTTATGCAATAGAACCGAATTGGCGTGGCCTGCGTTGGAATAGACATACGCCTGCGGATTGGGATTCGACATCTGGGTAAATCGCATCGATGACCAGACATCCTCGGTGTCGAATTCTCGTAACTCGTCAATGTGGATTACATCGGGTGCTGCAATACCTCGAGCGGCTGAGTTACCGGCTCTGATTAAATAGCGAGCCTTATTCTTAAACCGAATTTCCTGCGATCCTTTAGATTCATACTTCTTGGCAAAGTTATCCAGGAGCAGTTGAGAGTTCTCGATAATCTCTGAGACCTTGAAGAAGATTTCAGATGAGGTAGTTAGCTTGTGAGCTGTGGCTAGGTGCATCTTCTCGCCCAGCACATAGATGCCAAACAAGATTCGTAGCGCCATAAAGGTAGACTTGCCTTGTTGCCTGGGAAGCATGATCCCTATAAGTGGATGAAGCCAACGGCCATCTGCCTTGTATCTAAGGCAGTCTCTTGCAAGCTGTTCCTGCCAAGGTAGCAAAGGAAATCCAATATCGATGCAGAATTGAATCATCTCATCGCCCCGGGTAGGTAGATCACTAGGCTTTGACCGGATTCTAGGAGTCTGGGAGCCATATCGTACTTCTGTTACCCCTACCTCAGCCGATTGCAGCCCGATAGAGACGATTTCAGCCGTCATGACTGGTTCTCATCCTGTTCAAGCCGATAGTGGCTGTTTGAGTCATTTTTGGGGTAAAAAGAAACAG